CAGTATTAGTCAGGGGCGAGCCTTTACCTGCCCTAGTTGTAATAGTAGCCATTGCTTACCCCTTCCTAATTAAGATGCGCTAAGTGTAATAGTCCAAGTGATCGCCATAGTGTCATTAGCGCCCTTGTTGACTACCGCAAAAACTGTGCGGCATAGCATTGTACCTAGTGCAGAGGCATTAAATACCCCAGCCTCTGTAATCGCCCCAGTTCCCTCGCCTGCTTCAAAGCTTGAAACGTAAACAACAGTGTTCGAGCTAGAAGTGGTGGAGTCAAGGACTTCACGAGTACCCAAAATACTAACTAAGTCCGTATTTCCAGCAGCAGGTGAAGTAGAGCCAGACCCTACAGCCATGTGACTCATAACGCTGCTAGATGCATCAGCCATACGATCACAAATAAAAGTTAGTCCTGCGGAAACGATGAGGTTTTTCTCTGTACGAGACTCCTTCACTTTCCCGTCTTTGTCTTTAAGTACGATTTGTAGATCGCCTCTAAGCTTCAATGTATCGTTTATCATGGTATACCTCAAAAAGTTCTGCTAGTGCCAACGTAAGTTTCTGCGAAATAGTCATTGTTATCTACATATCCCTGACTAACCAGTAAACCAGAGTCGGCTAGGGTAGCTGATTCACTGCGGAGTTTGTTAATTGATTTTACATCAGTTTCAACAGCATATCCATTGTCTGCTATATCATTAGTTACTGCAAACGCTGTTGCGTCAGAAAATACACTAGTTTCTTGGAAAGCTCTACTGTAATCAACCTGCCTACTATACGCGTCTTGCGCTACTCCCGTGTCCGAAAGTGGTCTTCCCACAGCAAAAGTAGTGTTGTCTGAGGTTATTCCTGCGTCACTCAACGCTCGCTGCCATACAAGCTGTAACGCTACTGAATCTGCAAAACTGCCCAAGTCAGAAGTGACCTTAACAAACGTCATAGTCTGGTCATCATCTATTACAGCTTCGCCATCTAGATCGTCGGTTACGTTAATTAAATCTGAAAGCGCTTTAGTTGTAGCAAATGAAGTTATACCTACGATTGTACCAAGATCAGTCAGGGGTTTAGTCGTCGCTGAAATAAGGGCGTCTGTAATCGATGGGGTCTCTACTTTGGTACGGTAGAACTCGTTAGTTATCTGTATAACTTCAGCTGCACTAGCAGCATCTGTATTAAGTCTGACCGTAGCGATAGATGAAAAGTCACTGACTACACCGGGCTCATCAATGCCTTTAGTTGTGTCAAAACTGTTTATGGCATCGCTTATAAATGGAGCTTCAGAAAACGGCTTAGTAGTATCTAGCGTAACAAGCTCTAAACCTGAGTTAAACGCAGCAGCGTCAAACCGTGTAGTAGTTGTAGAGAAAGAAATAGCATCAGTAGCTGCCCATGTATCAGAGAACTCTCTGAAGTACTCTACGGTAGAACTAAACTCATCACTAAACTGTGCTGCATCCGCGAATGGCTTAGTAATACTAAATCCTAGTATCTCGCTGAACGCTGCTGTGTCAAATGCAGAATGCTTTAGTAAGAATAGACCAAGTTCTATAGTCGATGGGACAATGTTGGTATATGAAACGATATAAGACGCATCAACTATACTAGCTTGAAACGTAGCAATGGTTCTAGATAGCTCATAGGTAGCTTTTATGTACTTCGTGTCAAACGACGTGTCTGTAATGGATACGTCGTAAGATGGAGTAGTATTTTCTACGCTATAGGAAGGGTTTACCTTGGTAAGTTTAACTCTCATTAGGCGCTACCCGCCTAATCGAAGTCGTTGCGTACTTTAAACTTCACTAGGTCATAGACTGTTTGGATTCCGCCACTAACAAAAGTAACTTCAAGCTCTCCCTCATATAATCCGCTTGCTGAAAAAGAGTCAGAGGTAAAAGGTATGATGACAACGCCATTCGCCGCGTCAGACAGCACCCCGGTTATAGTGGCATCTATGGTTGTGCTACCTATTTTACGTATACGAAGTCTTACAGTAGCCCCAGTTATATTGATCGGGGCCCACGTAGTACTATCATTAGCATCGAACGTAACTCCAGCCGGAGCTTCGCTCTGATCTTTGAGTACGAATCGAAGGTCGGGCAGAGTATCACCCGTAACCAGTTTTATGGTGTCTAAATAGGCCATCTATTACCTCTATTTTTTGGGTGTTACGCCAACAAGCCCCTGCATCTCGACACCTAGAGCGTTACCAAAGGCTTGATAATGTCCTTGCGCTCGTTGTGCGTTGCCAGCGTACTCACTGTCTTTCGTGTACGCCCTGTATAGGATGTAATCTAAGACAATATTGCCGTAAATATCGGGTAAATCTATGCTCCCGGTTACATCTGTGTAGTCTGTTCCCGCTGCTGGCTCTGCTACATCTGTAGGATATGCAGAATACGTGATGTCTACCTTAGTAGTTACAAGAGCAGGTGGATATACGAAGAATACTTTGGGATCACGAGGATCATAAGTGTAGTGGACAGTACTAATGTTACCACTTAGCGAATACCAGTTAGGTATCTGGCTATCAAGAATCTCTCTTGGTACTAGTCGCACAGAAGAATTATTACTACCAGTAGCTGAGTTACGAAGTATGTCGATCAACTTCGCTCCATCAGCAGGTAGAGCTTGCTTTGGCCCAGCGATGCAAGTAACAGTAGCGTTTTTAATAGACGCATCGGGACGATAGAGTATGACTTCACGCTGACCGTCGTTCAAATATCGAACTAGCTCTGCGATAGGCCAACGAACCGAAGTAGTATCTTGTAATGTGTCTACTACTCGGCGAACAATAGATTGTGCTGTAAGCGCCATTTTTTACCTCACTAACGGACGTGATTTAACACGGGTTCCACCACGGATACGCCCGTAGTAACTTTCTGTTTTAGCCGCAGAACAATGCTTAGCGGCCTCCATTTCCATTTTAGCAGCTAGCATGTCGTTGCTAAAGGGCATGTTGGGTATAGCAGCAAGCTTTGATATAGCTCCTGCCGCAATCCCTTCACTATAATAATTATACAGGTCATTCTCTAACGAAGTAGCTGATCTAGTCGGCGCATACGCCGCAGTTACTATCACAGAATACGCAGCGTCTGGTAATGGGTGCATATTCACTACTAACTCAGAGTCAATTCTGGTAGTGTAAAACGAAGTGGGCTTGGCCGACTGCGAGTTTAATCTTGGTACGTCTTCTTCAAAGATGCCGCCTATCTCAACGCCATCCACTGTGACCGCCAAAACCCTAGACACCCGCATCTGCGTGTTAGGTGTTTCAAGATCATAACTTACAAGTCCGCTAACTGTACTAAACGCGTCAACAGTCTGCCTTATAACATTAGACTGATCGCAGAACTTAATAGCAGAGTCGAGTACTGCTTGCCGGGCCATAGGCTCAGAGCAACCTACTACATACGGTAGTACCCGTGAAAAAAAGCTGTCTATACTAATCATAGCTACGCCTAGATACTATAGTGATAAGTTGAATTCTAGCAATTATACCTTTATTTTACGATGTTTTGTTACTGATTTATTTTTGACAGCCTTCGCATAAAAAAGGGCTCCGAAGAGCCCTTAGATTGTAACACTTACTTACTAGCTACGCTAACTTAGGTAGCTGAACCAACCTGAGCAACAACAAGAGCTTCAGGCTTAGTCACTTTACGGCCATATACTGCCAATCCACGAACGATGTCGCCGAAGTCAGTTTGGTTACGTAAAGGCTCTGTCTTGTCAATGGTCATAGCGAAAGACACAGCAGACTTAGTACCAGCAATCATGGTACGACGCGCTTTAGCACTAGATAGCGCAGAACCAGAAGAAGTAGCTGAGAGTCCAGCAACCAAGTTCTTAGCAGCAGCGCCTTTAGGTAGCAAGTTAGAAACGTATACGTTGAAACGATCCAACATACCGATCTTACCAGTACGGATAGTGCTTGACTGATCACCAGTGAAGTAAGCTTGAGCAATGTTTGATTGCATCAACAGGTGACGGTCATATGGAGAGATAACTAAGAAGCGTCCATCTTCAGGTACGTTCTGCTCATCAAGGGCAGTAGACATACGCAAGATAGCGTTTAGTACATTCTCAGGAGTTGCTTGATCAATAGGAGCAGTATCTGTTCCCAAGTTGTAAGCAGCAGAGATTGCACCAGCAGCAGCGCCTTTGTTCAAAGCAGCAGGGCCTTCAGTAACGAAAGAGTTAAAGAACACTTCGTTTTCGATGGCAATTTTTAACTGCTTAGCAGCATCTTCAGTGAACATGTTCATCAATTCCATGTCAGCCTGATATGCAAGAACGTCGTTTACTTGAACGCCAAAGTACTTACCTTTGTTGATCTGCATGTCTTGGAAGCTAGGAGTTGGAACTTCATAAGCCAAAGTCTGACCAACAGTATAGTCAGATATGCTGATTGAAGGAGCCAAACGGATACGAATGGTATCGCCTTGGTTCTTCAGTTCGCCTTCATAGTCAGTATTAGTGATTTCTGAAAGGATGGTGTTTTGATAAAACTTAGCCAGTAACTTACCTGACCAAAGAGTTGGGATAAACGCACCGGAGTACGTGGGGTTAGTGTCAAACGAACCACTACCCGTGACGGGATATACATGAGCCATGAGAGGCCTCCATTAGGATTAAGGGTTGGATTACGCTACTACACGGCCATCCATGTAAGCAGCATCTATTTCAGCTTCAAGTTTGTTAGCTTCATCGAATTTCGCTGAACTGTTAAGAGTAGCCGCTTTCTGAAACATTTTAGCAATGTCAGAATTCGTATAAATCTTACCTTTCTGCGAGGTCTTAGTTGCCGTAGCAGCCGTTCGACTTGGCTGAATCTGACGTTCAAGTTCTTCGCTTGGTTTAGCTTCAGGAGTTGGCTCTACTGCGACATTTTCCTTGCGGTATAAGTCTACGTAGTATGCTACTGCTTCTGCATCGCCAGCGGCGAATGCTTGTTGAGCTACTGAACGTCGGGGGGCTCGTAGTACAGGGTCTACTTCATCCAACCAGCTAACCCAGCCTTTGTCAGCGTTAAGCGCTGCAAAATCGGGAACTAATTGGTGTAGCTTACTCTGGAACGAACTCTCCGCTACTCTGCTATCGGTAGTGCCAAGAAGCTCTCGCAGCTCAACATTCTCCTTTTGCATAGTATCCAATTTTACTTGGAATTCCGCAGCTACTTCGCGTGCTACCTTACGCTGAACTTCAATAAGGTCTTCTCCGAAGTTTTTAACATCTTCATCTGTTACCAGTTTCTCTACAGGTTTAGGTTCTTCTGCCTTAGCTTTGAAAGAATCTTGTAGCTCTTTGAGCTGTTGGTTCATCTCTCTAACTTGGGTATGAAGTTGTGGAACTTCTTTATCGTACATACCCTGTAGGGTCTTGTACTTCTGCTTCCAC